CGCTATTCGTGATGGTGGGTTTGACATGATAGTGGTTGACGAGGCTAACGCATATAAAAACGTGCAAACAAACCGTTGGAAAGTATTAAAAAAGCTTACAGATAAAATAGAGTGGCTATGGATGCTTACTGGCACACCCGCTGCGCAGTCCCCCATAGATGCTTTTGGTTTGGCTAGACTAGTAAACCCCGAAAAAGTTCCTAGGTATTTTGGGCAGTTTAGAGACAAAGTGATGTACAAGCTTACCCAGTACAAATGGAAACCTACTCCAATGGCGGACAAAATTGTACACCAAGTATTGCAACCTGCTATACGGTTTGAAAAAGATCAGTGCCTCGACCTACCGCCTGTCACTCACGTAGAACGGGAAGCTCCGTTAACCGCGCAACAAGAAAAATACTACCAAGTGCTTAAGAAACAAATGGTAATGGAAGCGGATGGGGAGCAAGTAAGTTCTGTCAATGCCGCAACGAACATTAACAAGTTACTGCAAATATCGGGGGGTGCAGTCTACACGGACGATAGGCAAGTCATTGAGTTTGATGTGAGTAATCGCCTACGGGTAGTGCTGGAAGTTATCGAAGAGTCTAGCCATAAGGTGCTAGTCTTTGTGCCGTTTACCCATACTATTGAATTGCTTAACGAATTTTTAATTAAGAAAAAAATAAAATGCGATGTTATATCGGGAAAGGTTTCGGTTAACAGACGCAGCGAGATAATAAAACAGTTCCAACAAACTCCCGACCCGCAAGTGCTAATCATTCAGCCTCAAGCTGCTTCTCATGGTTTGACTTTAACAGCCGCCAACACAATTATTTGGTATGCCCCCGTTACTAGCGTAGAAACCTACCTGCAAGCTAATGCTCGTATAGACCGCCCCGGTCAGCACAACCCGATGACTATTGTGCATGTAGCAGGCAGCGAAGTAGAAGCTCGCCTGTACAAAATGTTGCGCTCCAACATTGATAACCACAACAAAATAGTTGATTTGTATAAACAAGAAATAAACGATTGACAATGTAAACAGAAGCTGTAAACTGATCCTCCCCATAAACAAAAGGAGGATTCGATGGACACCTACAATGCGTCCCAATTAGCGGACATTTACATAAAGATGCGCGATCAAATACGCGAACTAGAAGATAGAGTCAAAGCCATAAAGCACGAACAACTTATGGTGACAGACAAGATGCTAGAGCTTTGCAATGATCAAGATGCAAACAGTTTAGCTACTGCCAATGGAACTATAAGCCGCAGGCTTAACTCCAGTTACTGGACTAGTGATTGGGACAGCTTCTACAGCTTCGTAAAAGATAACAACGCTTACCACCTTTTGGAGAAACGTATTCATAACGGAAATATGAAAGAATTTTTAGCAGATAATCCTGACGCTGTGCCGATGGGCTTGCAGGCTAAAAGGCAGTACGTAATTAGTGTAAGAAAACCTACCAGCAAATGAATAAGCTACGGACACGAGACGGTTACTTTCTAGCACCTGACACGCTTCAACCTAAGAACTCACTTAAAGTAATTGTGGCTAGGGAAGGAACGCTATCTCGGAATTTTTATACTTACCAAGGGGAGTTGAAGTGTTGGTCTTCTGATTCTAATACTCCTGATGCTAGCGTACCGCTTGCTGATAGACAGTCTTCCAGATGTATTGATTGTGTTCAGAATATTAAAGGTGGGACTAATAACAATAGTAAACCGTGTAAGTTTTTTACCACTGTTACTTTAGTGGAAGAAGAATCCAAAATAGTGTGCAGCCTACGTATTAGTGGGGTTAGCTTGTTTGGCAAAGCATTTAACAAGATGACTTTATATCAATACAGAGATTACTTAAAAAGTAACAGAGAAAAGCTAAACACTATTTTAACTGAGGTATATTTTTTCAAAGTTAATGGCTTTCATAGAATATATTTTAAACCCGCTCGACCGTTGACAACGGAAGAGATGGAAACTGTAGAAGGACTCGTCGAAGGCGATGAGAAAAATAGTAATCTTTTTAACAACATTGGAGATAATAATATGAGCAACAACAGTTACATTCTCAAGAACGTAAAAGCAAGATACCCCCGTATTGACCAACCCTACAAGTTCGACAGCAAAGCAGGAGTTAAAGGTAAAAGTGTGCCTTGCGATGCTATAGAAGATGGCGCTTGCTATGAGCTAGGGTTTGTGATGTCTAAGGACCAAGCTAAAGATTTATACAACGCTATGAACGCGGCGTATAAAGGAGCCAAAGACAGCAGCTGGCCTGACAAGTTAGAGCTTCCATTTACACAGCTAGATGGAGAGCTTGTGGGTAAGGCCAAACTAAAAGCTAGCTACAACAAGAAGCCTACCGGTAGACCTGCTTTGTTCGATTCTCAGAATGCAAGCCTGCCTGAAGATTTTATGTTAACCACAGGCAGTACTATTAGCGTAGCTATGGAGCTTATCCCTTACAGCATGGCTACTAGTGGCGTGTCGTTACGGCTGCGCGGAGTGCAAGTAATAGACTATATTCCCTACAAACCTGCTTCACCTTTTGATGTCGAAAGCGGATTTTCTTCTGTAGATGCGCCTGCTGCTGAGTCAGTTGAAGATATGTTTGGTGGTTTGGCTGATGCGGAAGACGAAGTAGAAGAAGCAATAGTAGAGCCAGAGCCAGTAAAACGGCAGAAGAAAAAAGAAACGCCTACTGAAGAAGATACTTCTGATTCTTTAGCTTCTGTAATTGACGCATGGAGTGTAGAAACCTAATGAGCTATGGCTATACTTTAAATTTAGTCTTGCTCAACAAGTCTGCAAGTGCTCGTTCTCTAGGCGTAAAGCTAGGCCGTATCTGCATCAAGCATGGTGTACCTGTGGTGGAAGTAGCTGAACGTCTGGGTGTTAGCCGCCAAAGTGTGTACTGCTGGTTCTCAGGAAAAACGAAACCTAGCGTACACATGGCTGCACGTATAGAAAAATTTATAATAAAACTAGAGCCTTAGACTATGGAAACCTTTGACTTACTTGAGCATGTATTGCCTGAACATGGGTACTTCTGTGTAGTAGGGTTACGGTCAGGGGGCTACCCAGAAACTGAATTTGTACCTACTAGGGAGAAAGCACAGGGGCTAATAGACTCCTACCTTAAGCAGGGACGAGATGTTTATTTTGCTGTAGCAAAGTTTAAAGATCCGAGCGGAGGGCGCAAACAAATAAACGTGCGAACTCTTAAAGCTCTGTGGTTAGACGTTGACTGCGGCGAAAAGAAAGCTGAAGTAAACGCAATTACAGGACGTCCTGACGGCTATATAGACCAAGAAACTGGGGCTAAAAAGCTAAGGGAGTTTTGTGAGACTGTAGGTTTGCCTGCCCCCACGATAGTCAACTCGGGGCGCGGATTGCACGTGTACTGGGTCTTTGACCGCGAAGTAACGCGTGAGGAATGGAAACCAGTAGCTTTAAGGCTACGTCAGCTTTGCGACAAACAAGAGTTTTATGTAGACCCCGTTGTATTTGAGGAGGCGCGCATACTTAGAGTGCCGGGCACCCTTAATTATAAAGATGATCCAGCTAAGCCAGTAACTGTACTACGAGTAGCCCCCGAAATTAGCTTTGACGAGCTAAAAGATATTTTGGAGGTGAAAGAAACAATAATCTTGGGCAGCAGCCCGGAACGTGGGGATTCGGTTTTGGCACGAAGCCTACGGGGAAATGTCCAAAGTAGCTTCGCTAAAATTATGAAGCGGAGCGCGGAAGGTAACGGGTGCCAACAACTTTTAGATTGCTATGTAAATAGAGCCACGTTGGCGGAGCCTAGATGGTTTGACGCACTATCTATTGCCGCTTGTTGTTACGACGGTGACATTGCAATCCATAAAATTTCTGAAGGTCATCCCGATTACGACCGCACCAAGGTAGAACAAAAAGTTAAGCATATCGGGGGGCCTCACTCTTGCGTCGTATTTGAACGCACAAACCCCGGCGGCTGCAAAGGTTGCCCATCCAAAGGTAAGATAACTAACCCGACGCATTTAGGTAAGGAGCTAGTAGAAGCTACCGAAGATGATGAGCCTATAGAAGCCCAAGAAGAAGTTGAAGAGGATGAAGATGAGCACGAGGATTTAGATACCGTAAAACCTCACTTCCCAGAAAACTACGCACGGGGAAAGAATGGCGGTATTTATTATCTTGACCCAAACGATGACGAGGGAGGACCTCAGCTTGTTTATGAGCATGATTTATTTGTAATTAAAAGAATGGAAGACCCTGCACATGGTGACGTTGCTGTGTTCCGCTTCCATACACCCAAAGATGGTATTAAAAAATTCACTATTCAGAACGCCAAAATAACTCAGTTAGTAGAGCTTAAAAAAGTACTTTCTGCAAATGGAGTTATGGCAGACGAAGCCCAGTTCAAGAGAATCACTTCCTACGTTATACGTGCTGTGAAATCCTTACAGGGCCACAAAAAGGCAGATATTATGAGAAGGCAATTTGGTTGGGCCGACGGTGACACTAAGTTCATTGTTGGAGATAGGGAAATAACAGCAGACGGGGTATACCACAGCCCGCCATCTTCTATAACAGGGCCACTTGTCCCTTACTTTGAACCTAAAGGTGATTTG